CGCCCTGGTATGCGTCAGTATTTAGCATCTGCAGAAGGAGTGCAAGGTTATGAGATACTAGTAGATAACGAATCGATTGAGATGGAAGAAGAGTTAGTACTACAGAATCCAAATATGGAACAATCATATTCTTTTGTACCAGTAATTGGGGGTTCAAAAAGTTCAGGACTCATGATGGTATTAGGAGTGGCTCTACTAGCCGCAACAGGTGGTTTAGCAGGATTTGGTATTGCAGGGCTTGGAGCAGCTGGTGGTACTGGTGCGGTCGCAGGAGCAGGATTGGTAGGTACTACTGCAGCAGCAGGTACAGCAGCAGTTACGGCTTCAGGAGCAGCAGCACTCACATCAGCAGGTACGTATACAATAGCAGGAGCAGCAGCAGCTGCAGGGACTAGTACAGCAGCAATCCTTGCTACACAAGGACTTGGGTACTTAGGTACAGCACTTATGCTAGGAGGAGCTGCAATGATGCTTGCCCCAGATGTGCCAGACGGAACTTCAGCAGAGAAAGCAGAAAATTATTTATTTAGTGGGCCCGTCAATACAGTTAAACAAGGACAAGCAATTCCTCTTGTGTATGGAAGAGCGATTGTTGGCTCTAAAACAATCTCCGCATCAGTCTTTACAAATACATCAAGACAAAAAGTAACAGCAGGAAGAAAGATGGTAGGTATATCAAACTTTAGAACAGACGGAAGTAAATCAGGACAAGGATCAACTACTACAAGTAACCCACGTAATTGGAACTATGGCCGAGGCTACGGAATGCACCCATAATGAAAAAGAATCAACACTTAATATCAATTCGAGGCTCTAAAGGAAAAGGAGGTGGCGGAAGCACGTTTGAAGCAGACGATAATATGTTTGCAAGGCAGTCTGCCGCGTTTATCGATGCATTATGCGAAGGTCCAATTAAAGGATTAGTATATGGCGATGCTTCAATTTTAATTGATGAAACTCGTCTTAGAAACGTTAATCAGTCTACAGGTCGTATATCTTCAACTGCAAACTTTAATAACTTTACTGTAATCACAAAAAATGGTGATGCAACACAAGTAGTTGATGCAGACTTCTTTGCAGAGTATCCAAGTGCAGCTACTACAAAAGATGTTGGTAGTGCAGAACTTTTAGAAGGGGAGCCTCAATACTTTACTATTTCAAGTGGAACATTTGAAAAGAGAGAAACAGACTACATAAAAATTACTATATCTACTACTGGTATGTCTGCTATTACTAAAAAGGGAGATAACAAAGGAGATATAAATGAAACTTCAGTTTACTTTACAATTGACTTTAACTGGGTAGATAATTCTGGAGTACACCATAATAGAGAAATGTTTGATACTGGCTTTCAAGGAAAAGTTAGTGGTAAATATGCACATACTTTTGGTTTTAATATAGAACAAATAAAAGCAGACCATACAATCAATGACTGGTCGATAAAAGTTACAAAACTAACTGCTAGTCCACAAAGTTCTGATTCAGTTGAACTACAAAATGCTATATATGTAGATAGTATTGAAGCGGCAATTGCAGATAAATTAGAATATCCATATACTGCTTATGTAGGTGGTGTAATAGACGCGGAGGCTTTTAGTAGCATACCTGCAAGAGGTTATGAGATAGACGGTAAGTTAATACAGATTCCTACTAATCATTATCCTTGTGACTATAACGGTAGAAAACTTACTTTAAGTGACGCAAGTGCTTTTGCAGTTGGAGATGTAATAAGTCAAACACTTAGCGTTAGTAGTCTTACTGCATCAGGTACTGCAGAAGAGGGGTATACTGCAACAGCAACAGTACCAGCACATGGAGTAGCAACTGGAGAAACTTTCAAAGCAACTATAGCAACTACAGCTACTCAAGACGAAGATTTTTATGAGGGAGAGTTTGTTTGTACAGCAGCTTCTTCTACTACATTCACTTATACACTAAATAAACCTTTTAATGACTCCACAGGAGCCTATAAAACTTTAACTTCAACTACTTGTACAGGAACTAAAACTGCAATTATGTTTAGTGGCGGTTTAGTTGATAAGAAAGCAGGCAATACACTTTACCTTAGAAATGTAGCAGGATCAACAAGTGCTGTTACTGGTGGGATTACAAATGGCGATGGCGATTCAGGAACTATTACTTCACAATCCCAAGTATTTATACCTGCAAACTATAGAAGAATTAAAGCTACAGAAAAACCTGGTACTGCCGAACAAGATTGGGACGGTACATACTATTTAAGCTGGTGTAATAACCCAGCATGGGTATATCACGACCTTATAGTAAATAAGATATATGGACTAGGAAACTACGTAGACGATACACAAGTGAACAAATGGGAACTATTCCAAATTGGTAGATATTGTGATGAATTGGTACCAGCAGGTGTAGCAGCAGCAGATTTATTAAGTATACATTGTACAGAGGATACTAACTATATTCCTAGCGGGTCAACTGGTCAACACGAGCCAAGATTTAGTGCCAACCTAGTAATTGGTGGGAAGCAAGAAGCTTTTAAAGTACTTAACGATGTTTCTAGTATATTTAGAGGTATGTCTTACTGGTTAAATGGAGAAGCTTATGCTGTACAAGATTCAGAAAAAGACCCTGTATACCAATTTACAAATGCTAACGTAATAAACGGAGAGTTTAAATACGAAGGAACAGCAAATAAAACAAGAACAAATTCTATTATGGTTAATTGGAACAACCCCCAAGACTATTATAGGAGTAGAACAGAAATCGTAGAACTAGAAGAAAGTCTACAAAAGGATACTGAGTTTGTAAAACCAGAGGCAACTACAGCATTTGGTTGTACTTCAAGAGGTCAAGCAAGAAGGTTGGGTAAATGGAAGTTACTCACTAATAATTGGAACACCAATACTGTAACGTTCGAAACTTCTTTGAACGCAGCCTTTTTGCGACCTGGCAATATCATTCAAGTTATTGACCAACACAAAGAAGGCAAATCCTGGGGTGGAAGAATATCTTCTAGCTCTAGTACAACAGCAATCAATGTAGATAGAAAACCAAGTGGCTTTGGTAATACAAGCGTAGAATCTGGTTATGCTGTTGGTGATTATAGACTCACATTAAGTTATGTAGGGTATAAAGCAATACTTGCACAAGATACTGCTACTATTGGTGGAACTGCATATGTACGAGGAGCACACCTTACTAGCATAACTACTGAAGAAGATGCTCTTACTTTACAAGATGATAGTGGTAACCTAGTCTTTGTACAATGGACTCCTTTTGCCTTTACAGAAACACAAACAATCTCAGCAGTATCAAATAGTGGAAAAACTCTTACAGTAGCTTCTGCATTTAATACAGCCCCTGATGCAGAACAAATCTGGATATTATCAAGAGCAGCTCTAGCTACAGGTAAAACAAAACAAGAAGCTAAACTATTTAGAATGATGTCTATGGTAGAGAAAGAAAAAAATCTCTACGAAGTTACAGGATTAGAATATAACGCATCTAAATTTGATGCAGTCGACAAAAATGAAGCACTTACGCAGTACAGGACGATATACTTACCCGACAGTTTTAAAGACGTTCCTGCACCTACTAATATTGATGTCGACCCTAAAATTAGAAGAGCCGGTACTGGAGGTACAGTCAATTCTTTACTAGTTGATTGGGATCCTGCTACTAATGAGGACGGAACTTTATATAGTTCATTGAGACACTATGAAGTAGAGTTTTCAAGTGACAATGAAATATGGCGTAAAGCAGGTACTACCACAAGTACTGATTATGAAATTTTAGATACAGATAAAGCTATACTTAGCGGAACATACTATTTTAAAATATATACTGTTAGCTTAAATGGAGTACGAAGTAGTGTTGTAGAAAGTGGGGCATTGGCTGTAGACTTTAATAGAGCAGTAGGGCCAGCAGAAGGAAGTGTTGGTACAGATACTCACTTTATAAACTTTATAGGAAATATAAGTGGAGCATTTAATCTAAACGCTAGTACAGGTAAAGTAAACTTTTCGCCCGCCAATTACTTTCACAATGATGGTAAAAACGAACACAATGTTACAGGGCAGGCACAATTAGACTTTTCAGGATTATCTCATACTTCCACAACAGGGGGCGATGAAGGTTATATATTCTTTGACCATTCTGCAAACGCGTTTAAAGCAATTGCTTTTGATGAAACTTCAGGACAATTTTATCCTGCAGGAAGCGGTGTGTTTGCTACTGCAACGGGAACACTTACAGCAAGTACAAGTACTACTCCAAGAAAATTCACAGGATTAGACAGTACAAACTTTGATGGCGAACTAGCAGTTAACAATGTATTTAAATATACTAAAGGTAGCAATACACGATATCATAGAGTAAAACGTTTTACAAGTGACTCTGAGTTATTTACTTTCCAACCTACTAGAGATACTATTGTAAATGGAGATAACCAAGCATTCTCAAAACCTAACTTTTTAGTAGATTATCAAAATGATACAATCATGGGGAAAATTACTAAGACAGGTGCTAGTACTTATACTTTACAAAGATTTGGTTCTTCACAAGGAGAATCTGGATTTACTGTAATTGGTACAAATGAATCGCATACATTTGCAGCAGACTCTTCTGGAGCAATTGCAAATAGTAATTATACTGCGTATACTAATGACTTCACAGTTAAGAAAGGGGAGCAAGCATTTACGTTCGCAGCAAGTGGTAGTGCACAAAATACTTTTGGGGTAACTTTACAAAGTAAAACAGGTTTTGCAAATAATGCAGATATAAATATCAGCGGTGCAGGACAGATTACTATTGATGACAACTCTTTAGATTCAGTATCAGCTGCTTCTGCAACACTTAGAATAACTGATTTAGGAACAGGCAGTACAATTACAGATAGAGTACTATCCTTCGCGAAAGCAAGTGCAGGTGCCGATGGAACAGGCTCAAGTCCTTTAACAATTAAACTGTTACCTAGTACGCACGTAATACCTTACAATGAATCAGGTGTCGAATCAAGCACGATTGCATTTACTACAGAAGTTCAAAATATTTCTGAGTTAAGTGGAACAGCATACTATGACTTTGATGTAGATACAAACAATAATGGTACATTTACAGATAAACAAGACTCT